CGGGATAGATAAATCTTATGTGTGGTATTCCAAAGAAGTGTTTCGACCTCTTCCTCAATTGTCAAATTATAAAAGTGAAAGGGATGGGAAGGAAGTTCCCTCACTTTTATCATTGGTGTTGAGATCACACTCTAATTATAATAAGTCGTTTGGAGGCACTAATGGACGTCCACATGTTATTTCAGCTATGAGAGGAATGGAAGATGAAAAAGTTGTCAGAATAATTGCAAAACATAGCAGACCAACAGATGTCATTACAGATAATTTAAAAAAAGTAATGACACATGTGCCAGAAGCCCTTGACTATCTGTATGATACAATAGGCACTCGTGACAAATTTGGAACCTTTGATCCCATAGTAACAATGGACAGAGTTAAAGATATGTATCTTGGAGCATCAGCAGGTTTTTTCTTAGAAAAGCCAAAAGTAATAAGAGTGTCAGACTCAGTGATAGTGGAAGTAAAAGCAAGTAATAAAAAAATACATGCATTTGAGGCAGTGTTAGATGCATCACATAATTTTTGGTCAGGTAAGAACCCTCCTCCTGTAGTGTTTACTCAATCATGGAAAACGGAAACAAAATATTCCTGGGTAGATCAATTGTTCACCGAAGCATGGGAAAAATTTGTCGGTAAGGCACGAACTTTTGAGATAGGAAATATGTTTTTTATAGTTCAAGAAAAAGTGTGTCAGACAGTACGGATGTTGCTTGAACGATGGGGCGGTATTTGTATAGGTATGAAATGGGCAAGAGGGGGAGCTCATGAATTTGCTAAACAGTTTGGAATAAAAGCTGGATTGGAAACTAAGAAGAGATTAGGTGATGGTGATTTCTCAGCATTAGATCAAACAATACACTATGTGTTTTTACAACTTTTTTATACATTGGGAGGAATTTACTATAATCCGAAGAAACCATATTATGACGTGATGATGAGAGTCTTAGAATATTGTGCTCGTCAAATAGCGGCTAGAATAGTCCATATCTGTGCTCGTATGTGGGGCCTGGTCATAGGAAAAATGCCAACAGGAGCATGGATGACTGCTCATGGAAATTCATTTATAGTTCTCTTATATTTTTTCTTGTTCTGTATAATGCAAAGTTACGAGATGAGTGATGTGCTGAAGTCTTATTTCCAAGAGCAGATGTTAGATAAGACTGTGATGGCGAGAGTCTATGGTGATGATCATGCGCAAGGACAAGATAGAAATTATGAAATAGAGGCTTATATTGGTGAGGATCAATTTGCGAAATGGGTCTCAATGTATGTTGGAGCGACTATAAGAGACATTAGATCGGATGTGCCTTTTGTATCTCCAAAATCTTGTATGGGACATCTGGAAACGGAAAATCTAGTGATGTTAAAACAGTACATGGTTCGTAATCGCAATGTAGAAAAAGGACAGCCTGATTACTTGCCCTTTAGAGGTTGGAAAGATTATGCGATACATGCGGTGTGGGGATCTACCGTGAAGTGCCGTGATGTCTATGACATAATGTTGTCGGCGGTGGGACACGCTTATGGCACTTATGGATCAAATTATCCTGCGTGGTTGTGGTTAAAAAAATTACATCAAAGAGCCTATCAAGCCGTTCCAGATCATGAAAAATCTAAAACATTAGGAACATTGACATCAAGAATCAGTAGTGTGGATCATACTAAGAAAATGCGCCAGGCAGCGATTTCCATAGACGAAATGGTGGGAGCGTTCCCGAGTTATGAGAAATTGGAAGACAAAAATGTGTACGATCCTGTATATCATGTGAGTCAAAGATCTGATAATCTCTATGACTGATGGAAGAAGAATTTACTTTGGAGACAAAGCGTGTAGCTACTACGTAGTGTAGCCAAAAATAAAAATAAAAAGGTAATA